TTTCCGAGTATTCGCGCAATCGAGCTTACGACCGCTATGCCCCCCCCCTTACGACCGCTATGCCCACCCCTCTGCGACCGCTATGCCCACCCTTACGACCGCTATGCCCACCCCTTACGACCGCTATGCCCCCCCTTTACGACCGCTATGCCCACCCCCTAGATTAAGATTGTGGTACTTTAAGGTCGGTTTTTTGGACATGCACCTTGTCTTCCTGGTCAATGTTCCAGGAGGCAATGATCTCGGCTTTAACCAGTTCATCGAGGGCGGACCGAAGCTTGCTGCGGTAATCGGACAATCTGCCGCAGTCCGAACCGCAGAGTTGCTGGAGGGTGCGCACCTTCATCGGGTAGGGCATCCGGTGACTTGCATAGAAACCATGGAGCCACTTGGCCATGTCCGTTCTCAAGACGAGCCGTTGCTGCCATTGCAACTGGGTCCATCCGGCATCGAACAGGGTGGAAAGTTTGGCGTTGAACTTGAGGAAATAGGTCTGATCTTCCTCGGTGTAGTAAAATTCGTCCAGCAACGAGCCGGTGTAGGAAAAGGTTTCCGGGCCAAAATGGCTCTGCACCGCAAGTCGGATCTCCACGGCTGAGGCGGTCAATCGCCTCAGCGAGTCCTTGAGCCATTCACGGCCGGACTTGCCGTGGCTGCGGCCAATGCCCTTGAGAAAGCCCTTGGCCGTGAACTGGACGTACTGCCCTGTCGACTGATGGGAAGCGAGATGGAGGGAGTGGGCCAGCACATCGAAATCGCCCTGATCCAATCGCCAACCGGTGTAGTGGATGTTCAGGCCATTGACTGCGGCGATGGCCTCCCTTTTAACGGCCTTTCGCAGCCCTCTCTGGATGACCCCGAATAGGGCGGAGCGTAGGCAGAGGTTGGGAATGCCCCGTTTCTGATCCGGCCAGGTCGGAATCGGCTGATTCATATTCAGGGCCTGAATCTTTTCTTGCAGTTCGGGGGAAAGTCTTCTCAGAAAGTTGCACTTCTCGGTTTCCTGCTCCACGGTGGCTTACCAGTTCTGAATGATCTTTGATTTTCTCCGACGACCGGGCTGCCCCGGCTGTCCATCTTTGGCCTCGCCCAGAAACCGGTCCAGATCCGCCTTGCGAAACAGAATCTTGCCTTTTTGCTGACCCGATGGCCTGGCGAAAGGGATCAAATGCTGCTCGACAGCCAGCCTTCTGAAATGGTCCGGGGAGTAGCCGGCATATCCGGCAGCCTCTTTCAAGGTCATGGTTTTCCCAATTGCCACTTCTCTGTTGGTGAGCAAATCGAGAATTCGGTTTTGCTTCTCTTCAATGGCGGCAAGCCTGACTTCAATATCCATGCTGACCTCCTTGCGGATATATGAATCGTTCGAGAGCCTCCCGTAATTCCTTCGGGCTTCCCCACACCCAGGTCACCTTGCTGATGCCGGTGGCCATTTCGAGGCGAACCGCCACTGCTTTCGGGCAGGGCCGTCTACCGTGGAGGATTTGGCTGAAAAAGTCAGGCGAGATTTCCGCCTCCAGGGCAATCTGCTTTCGAGTGATCCGCTCTTTCGTTGCGCTCATAGTCAACTATTTGGATGAAATTTCGGGTGTCGTCAAGGAAAAAATGTCGATAATATGTTGTTTTTATTGAATAAATTGAGCAATTGCTCAAGAGATGAGCAGGTGCTCATTTTCTTCACCGTGTTTCCGCACCATCATCGCCCTAAAGAAGACAGCGAAAGGGTTGGCTGCAGGTGTAAAAAAATGTTCCTATGGGGAGCAGCTGGGCGGGATTCCAACCTGGCCGTTATCCTTCGTGAGATCGTAGGCCAATGCAGCGAACTTGCCTATGATGTCGTCTTTTGCAGGATCGCAACTGATTGGAATAGGGACGATTGTGGCCTGGAACGCGTCCATCTTGATATTTTTCCCAGGTACAGGAACTCGTATGCATTCTCCTGGAACGACGAAGAAATATGCAGGTGACCCGTCCATCTTTGCAGCGGGTGGTTCAGGTGATGGCGGTGAGCCTTTTTTCCTTTTCCGGTATTCTCGCCAGTAATCGGGATGGAGTTCCCGCCATCGTTTCTGACAGTCGATCTGGTTTTGTCGGTAATCGGGATCAGTGGCTCTTTTTTTTCGCTGCCATTCTCTTTTTCTTGCTCGCTGGCAGTCAGCGCGGTTGCAGTATTTTTGGTTAGGGTTCCTTGGATTTACCGGTTGAATTCGTCGACAAGCATTGCAGCAGAAGGATTTCATGGCAACGGTTTCCTCAAACGCTATTGCGCTATAGGTTTAAAATAACGAGCAAAATCAAGCTCGCGCCATGAGATTTCAACCAAAGACTAATATCGAAGAATATGCAACCCCCTCACATTTTCGGTCCAGCCGTATTCTCGGTTTTTGTTTCTTGAGCAAATGCTCTATCTTTTGTGACATGAACAACTCGATCGCAGAGCAGTTCGGGGCCGCTTTGAATTTATTGCTCCAACAGGAGGGAAGGGGCGCACAAGTGCGGCTTGCCGTGGCCCAGAACATTGATCGAGGTTATCTCAATGCGGTAATCAAGGGGAGAAAGCCGGCAGCCGAGGAGATCCGACTTAAAATTGCCGATCACTTTGGTATGTTGTATGTGGAAATGTTGGTCTTAGGCCGTCGTGTTCAGGAAGAGTCTTTCGAAACGGAAGAAGGGTAGGGTGCCGAAGGGAGTGATAACGAAATTGAAAAAAATTCTGGAAACGGCATCTCAAGCAAGATCGAACAAAGTTCGAGAGATACTCGAATCAGTTTATGGTCAGACACTTTTGCCGCTTGATTGAGACCTAACATCAAGGGATTATAACAGACGGGAAGCACAGAAAGATCGAGAACCGATTGGAAGGGATAGGGCGGCGGCTGGAGCTGGTGGAGAAAGCATTTACATCTGAAAAAAGGGTTGATCAGATGACAAAGAAGAAAATTTCAAAGTGAGACGAGCGATCTCGGAATCATGTGCATGAGGAAGTGCCAACAAGGTAAATGAAGAGGTCCCTGGACGGACACATTTTGCGAAAAAAGTCTAGTTGGAACAAAAAAGGAACAAATTATCCATTTTTAATCGATATGTTATTTTATAATAGATGGTTAGCTTGTAAGTAAAAATGGATTCCTAATCCTGGTGCCGGAGGTTCGAATCCTCTCTGGAGCACCACAATATCAACGAGTTGCGCAATTGGTCAAAATGTAATAATTGACACGAATTGACACTCAAGAAAAGCCGTGGCACAAGTTGCTACGGCTTTTCTTTTTTGGCCAGCTGTTCATAGTCACGCCATTGTCTCTCCACTACACTCACTGGCGCGCACGGCATAAATGATCGAGCATCACACACCTCCCAAGGTTGTTCGCAATAAAAATGCTGCCAAGCAACATTGAACGCGAGCAGGGATCCTGCGATTGCCAGTGCCGTGATCACGACACGCATTATCATCGCGTCACCTTTTTTGCCTTTTCAAAGGTGCGCAAACCGCCAAGGCCGAGCATTCCGGCAAGCAGTTCCCATAGGTTGTTGTCGATTCCTGGCATGCTGGGCAACGGGTGCCCGGCAGCCAAGTAGGCAAACTCGATGAGCGGCCGCAGGACGAACTGATACAGCAGGGCCAGGGAACAGACCCAACCGATGGACGGTCGCCAACCCGCAACAAACACTGAAGGGTTGGCCGCCTCTGTCTGATTCACCTGCAACTGTCCCTGAATGATGGCAAAGGTATTTGCCATCTCCTGTTTTTCTTGCTCGCTCTTGTCCGGCCAAATTTTACCGATGACTGTGGTGGCCAGATCAGCCACACTGCCAATCCCTGTTATATCTTTGATCTCCATTATCCTATCGCCTTGATCATGTTGTTGGCGACCCTCAGTATCCATCCCCTACCAAACGAGGGCCATGATGGCAATGAAGCCAGGAAGGAGAGTCGTGTAGAGTTGAAACGGATCACGGTCTCAAGAGGGTCGCGTTTGCCTATCGCCGCCATGGTGACCTGACCGATAATCCCATCCTCTTTGACACCGATAGCATTTTGTAACCATTTGACAGCCACAACGGTCCCTGAGTTGACGGCAGCGTCGAAAACCTGGAAGGCCACAATGTAAGGCATCCGATCAAACTCAGGTCGCCAGTAGCGTTCACGATAAATTTCCTTGGCCACCTCCAGGGACATATCCCTCATTTTCCCGGCATAGCCGGCGTGGCGGGCTGTGGTCAGGGTAATGCCCCACATGGTTTCGCCGCCCGGATCGCTCGGATGATTCGAATAACTGCCTTCGTTGCCAAGCAGGGACGAAAAAGCACGGTCAAAATTATTTGTCATGTCACATCTCCCTATGGAAATATATTAGTCAGCCAGCAGGTGGCAGCAACTGTGGCCAGAATGTAACCCCACCAGATCAAGCGCACCCAAAACCATCTTTTCATACGCTGTTTTTCCTGCGGTCGCCTTCGGGGTGGCCATAATCGTATTCACGGCGATTGAGACGGCCAAAAATTTCCGTGATATCATTCTCGGCGGAATCCATGCGTGCGACCAGGGCTGCGATGGCCGTATCATGGCCTCCATGGCGTTCGGCTTGTTCGATTCGCAATTCGGCTATCGCCAGCTTGAATCCATCGCATACTGCGGCTTTGAGTTCGCCGAGTAGTTTGGATCGTTCATTCTTGAAGCCGGCGATGTCTTTGCCCTGCTGCTCGAGCTTTATTTCACGGCCACCCTGCCGTTTTCCCGTTAGATAGATACCGGAGGCGACTCCGCATAAAGCACTGACCACAGCTATCAATATATTTATGTGCTCAATTCCCATAGTGTTACACTCTAACAACCCCCATATCCCATGTATTCAAACTCACCAAACCATCCCGCAAGCTCTCCAGTTCGAAGCGCAACGAGGTGTTGAGCCGGGCCGGAACAAAACCACTGTCGGTTTGCTCGTCAGCTGCCAAGTAAATGTAGCCCGTTCCGGTCAACCCGGTCACAGTACGCAGTAAAACATCGGTCTCACCATAGATCCGCAGGGTATAGGTGACGCCTGCTTCCGGACCGATATTGCCTTCGTCCTGCCGGTTCAAGCTCACCGTTTGCAACCTGCGGTCGCGGTGCGCCCAGGTAAGGACAAGCTCGGCACTGGCCCCGATAGACTCGGGCCACCTGCTGCCGTTTATCTGCACATTGCCCGGCGGGTAGGGTCGCATCATCCGGCCGGTGGTGGTGATCGTGTTGGTGGGCGCTGCGGCCAACTCCAGCCGCCCCTTGGAGGTTGCCGGCAGCAAGCGCACTTCCACCACCTCGCCCACAGCCCGTTCGGTGCTGTCGAGCCCGAAGGCATCCTGGTGGCACCACAGCACCGCACCGGCCGCATGGGCCACCGGAATGGTATCCAACACGCCCCGGTCAACGGTCAGAGTGTTGGCCACTGGATCAATCGCAGTGATGGCCACCAGCTCATCCTCAATGGCGGCATAGGAGCCCACCTGCACCAGGTTCGGGTCAATCATGGCCCCGGTCAGGGTCAGGGTTGAGCTGATCTCCGGGACAACGGCATCGACCAGCTGGGCCACCAGGGGAAAGCTGTCGGTATCGCGCCGTACCCAATCGGTGGCGCCGCTGTTGCGGTCCCACATCTCATAATTGAGGGCGTCCGGACTGGGACGACCGCAGTAGCAGATCACCATGGTGGAAGTGTCGTCAATCTCCGCCAGCACGGCGGCGGACTCGCCGAAAAGTCGCACGAACTGCCACCAGGTCAGCTCCTGCACACGGCGATTGACCGCAGCTGCCGGCACGGTGATGGGGTTGCTCCACAGGCTGGTTTCCGGCGTGGTCAGATTGACTGCTCCAAGGCCGTACACATCCCGGATCGCCGTGATCCGCAACTGGCTGTCGGTATGCAGCCCGACTTCCACGGTGTCGATCCGCATGGCCATGTTGGCAATGCCCAGCGGCCCCCAGGTGAAATTGAAGCAGTCGCCGGGTTCCAGTTGGCTCTGGGTGCGGTTGATGATCAGGGTGACCGAGGCAATGGGCATGCACAACTGTTGCAGCTCCCTGGCCGCGACCCCGGCCGCCAGGTTGGCCGAGGCAATACCGACGAAATCTATGGTGCTCTGGTTGACCTGGCCATTGGTGCGGGCAAACCCGGCCAGGTCCTGCACGGTCACTGCCTGGGGCTGATTGTCCCGGTCAACCCAATTAACCGTCACCTGGTTGATCGCCTCCACAGCGGTCGGCCCCTGGTACTCGACCAGCTCAATGATGTTGGATTCGTTCAGCACCGGAATGCCGCCGATGTTGTAATCGTTACGCACCAGCTTGAGCTTGAGCAGGCCGGTGACGTGCGAGTAGTAGAGCACGCCGTCGATATGATCGAGGATGATGCGCAAAAATTCCTCGACACTGGTATTCTTGGCCCACAGCAGGGAGAGCCCGAACCCCTCGGCGTGCAACAGGTTGGCGGCGGTCTGGAAACTGGCGTCGTCCAGGTCGGCTACCGGATATCCCATGCCGCCCCAGGTGGTGTTGATCAGGGTTTCACGGATGATGTGGGCCGGGTTCATGTCAAGATGACCATCCGGGGCAGCGATCCCGGCGAGATCGTCGCGCCAGCCGATCAGGGTTCGTCGGCCCAGAATGGACCACTCCTTGATATAGGGATTGTTGGCGGCCAGCATGCACTTGCGGGCCACCAAGCCAAACAGGCCGCGATAGGCGGGAATGGACCCGCCCAGGACCGACTGGAGATAGCCGTTCTGTCCCTGGCCGGGTCCGCCGAAACAGGCATCCACCGTGCCAACCACGCCGCCTTCCCTCCCCTCGCCGCCAAATAGATCGGGCTGGTTGATGGCAAGGGCGTCATTGGATGAAAGCGCCCCGTTCCAGGCCCACTTCTCCCCGACCCGGATACCCAACAGAACATCCAGGGCATGGCAGAACACCAGGTGCAAGCCCGCATAATACCGGTAGCCGGTGGTGTAGCATTGCTTGCCGCCACCCTTGCCGCCGCCCATCAGACGCACCTCTTGACGGCATCGTTTTCTACAGTGACCGGTTCGGCAGCCCAGCCGGTGGACTCGGCAAAGGCCACGGCCGCTTGCGCCATGGCCGAGTCATCGATACTCAACAGGTAGTCGGCATCAATGCCCTCATTGATCAAGCCCCGCCAGGAGAGGCCATGCGCCTTGCACCAGACCCGCATCTGCCGGTTGCAGTAGCCCAGGGCTTTCAAATGCCAGAAGTAGACGCGCCTCATTTCTTGCCGCCTCCACTGCAGGACCGGATCGGGGTGGTGCCGACATCGCCGTACCAGACGCAATTCGGGGTGCTGATCAGACGGGTGCCGAACAGCACCGGCACCGGGCCGGACGAATCGACCGTGGTTGCCTCGACCTCGCCGGGAGCGACACTGCTCTGGTTGGAGGTAGCTTTCGGGGTCAGCAGGTAGGAAACGATCTGCAGCCCGATCCAGACAACAATTTGCCACATTTTTTGTATTCCTCAGACCAATGCGTCACCGCTGAAAGGGTTTTTGGATGGCAGGTACGGCAGGCCACCGAAGTTGACGACATTGCCAAACCTGCTGCCGCAGACACTCAGATTCCTGGGGCATCCCGGCCACAGGGTGACCGCTGCACCGGCCGCCAATCCGGCCACCACATCCACCAACACCACCACGTCGCCGCTGTGGGCGGTAATCATCCGGTATTCATTGCCAGCCCGGAGCATGCCGCCGGTGAAGTAGCCCGAACCATAGGCCGAAGCGCCAGCCACCACCACCTGATTGCCCACCACCGTTGCCGCCGATGACCCGACCGCCCACGCCGCCGCATTGAGGCCACAGGCCGCCCCGAACAGCACATGCGGGCAGCCGATCTGATAGACCCGGCGCAACCCGGCCCGGCGGAAGAGGGTGAACACCGAATCCGAGGTGAGCGTGGCCACCGACCCGGCCCACTTGCAGCCGGTCACCCTCCCCTTCCACAGCACCGAGAAATCGGCGTCCTCATGGTGGTGGCGGTAGATGGTGAGGATCATGGTCGTGGCCAGCCAGCCGGTGCGGAACAGCAGGGCCACTGGATTGGAGGCAGCCACCTCGATCTCGATGGTCGATTTGCGGGTATCGCCGCCCTTGGTGAAGCCTGATCGCTTGATGAATCCCGGCTGATAGAGATCGGCGCCGTAGGCCACCTCATGGTCAGCGCTGGTGAACAGCCATTGCTCGCCGCCCAGACTGAACCGGTACAGCTCCAGCGGATGCCCGGCAGAGACGGATTGTTCGCGCTCGGTATAGCTCATGGCAGCACTACCAGGGGCAGGGTCAGTTCAACACAGTCACCGCTAACCCAATGGAGATCGATGGCATCAGAATCCAGGCGGCACAGTTCCAGCCAGGCGCAGCGGTTGAGTGTTGCTTTCGAAATATCCACTGGCAAAGGTGAATCCAGGGTCAACTGCTCCAGGCCGCTAGGCAGGGTCTCGACCCCGGTGATCATCCGCCGGATCGCGATGCCATCGGTGGTGCTCAGCTCAACATGCGTCCGGGCCGCGCTGCCGGAGAGGGCATACTCATAGTCGATGGGTTCGATAATCAGGGTCGACGTTCCGGCGGCTGTCGGGATGACCAGTTCAAAACCCCGGTCATTGGCCGCGATCCAGAACGGCGCCAGACGTCCGGAACAGTAGAACAAAAACCGGAGCATCCGGTCGATGGCGGGCCGTCCGATCCGGAGGAACTTCGCTTCCCGCCGCAGCACCGGTTCAATCGACTGGATGTCGTACTCGATCAGGCCGGTGTCGTTGTCGAGCCGCACCCATTTGTTGTCCCAACTCTCCTCGGGATCGACCCAGGAGGGCACCGCCGGGCACAGCGGCAGGGAGCGGTACAACTCCGGACTGGCCATGGTGGGCATGGCGCTTTCGTTCAAGGCCTCGAACCTGATTCGGTAATCGCCCACCTCCTCGGTGAACCGGGTGACCTGGCGTTGCTCCAGGCCCAGGCCGTAGCGGCAGGGTGCTATCGGGGTGCCCTCCGGCCAATCCTCGGCAAACGGCGCGTCCACGGCCACATAATTGGACCCAACCCCGGTGACGGTGCGGATCTCGAAATGGTTCCAGGTATCATAAACTGCCAGCCAGCGGCCCACGGTGAACTCCAGGTGCTCGGTGGCAACGGCAACCGTGGATTGCCCGGCAAGGATCGGCGCGGTGGTGCGGGTTTCGTCCCGCCACACCGGCGCAAACAGATAACGGGTCTTGCGCAACCCCAGCCAGGTTTCAAGCTTGCGGCGGGCCGCTCCGGCCACCAGCAGCCGCAGATTCCAGGCTCGCCTGGGCAGGGTGCGCAACTGAATCCGCTGCTCGGTGCGGTCATGGGCAATCAGCACGTCGGTTTTCCAGGCCAGCGACTCATCAAAGCCGTCCTGCCAGTTGTGGGGGAAGAACAGATAGCCGACATCGCCGGAGAGGTGCGGTGCCCTGGTGCCGATAATGGTCAAGGTGGGGTCAAAGGTGCAGGCCGAGAGGAAGGTCAGCAGGGCCTCATACTCCAGCGGACCGTCAAGGGTGACCGTTATATTCACCCGCTGCGAGGTTCCCCGGATCAGCACATCAGGCGGGGTGGCGTCCCAGGTGATGCCCTCTGCTGCCGCGTTGGTGCCGATGCCGGTCAGGGTTACATCGCCACCGCTGCCGTTCCACAGCCAGACCGAGAGCCGCTTCTCCGTGGTCACATAGCCCACGTCCCGGCGAGCAGTTTCGTTGAGAATAAAGCATTGGGCAGCGTGGTTGGTGGCCTTGGCCGAGAGTCCTGGTAGTGCGAATGGCTGCAATGATAAGATTGTTCCGGCGGCCATCAGATGTGCACCAGTAGCTTTGAGCAATTGTTCCACTGAACCATGGGCGAGAGACCAAAACCGCCCGCTTCGGTCCAGTGCACCAGGTCAACCGGGGCATTGTCGGTCATGATGCCGGTACTTGTTGGCAGGATCATGGTCCGGATTTCCAGCAGTCCCGGCAGCCAGGAATAGGCCGGGTTGTGCCACTGATCGATATTGGCCGTCTTTGGCGACAGGTCCAGCACCGCCAGCGGGTCAATCTGGCCGTAGACCGTGCCATGGGTCAGCAGCAGCGAGTGTTTGAGCAACAGCGTAGACATCAGGCCCTCAACAAGCTCCAGGGGAAGGTACGGGCGGTTCCGGCTGTCTGCGTGAGGGTGACGGTGATACTGTTGTTGACCGGTACCGGCACTGAATACTTGACCGGTTCCGCCTGCAAGTCGGTATACGTCAGAGTATAGGCAAGCCGCGTGGTGCCGCTGCCGATGGCCATGGTTTTGATCTTGAGCGTCAGGCTGTCGCCCGCCGCCATGTTATTGGTGTCCACCACCAGCACATAGATGCCGACCGTGCCGACCCCGGTCTGGATGGTCAACTGATGTTCGGTTCCGATCTGGGCGGTCTGTGTGCCCGATGCTGCTGCGACAAGTCCCATGGGTGCTCCTTAGCTGGCTAGGCGGATTAAAAGATTGGGAGCATTGACGAAGGTGCCCCAGGCCTCATCTTGATTGAGGGCTATCCACTTCTCCCCATTGATGGTGATCTCCTCAAGTTGGACATACGTGCTCCCACCATTAAAAAACCGCACGTCCGGGGCGTAGCCAATTGGATGGAAGAGCGTTGTGGTCACCAGGTCCACCTGCGTCAGTAGTAGCGGCACGGGTAGGATGCCCCCACTATAGGCAAACGGCATCTTGCTATAAAGAGTGGGTGCTGCTGTTGGCTTAATGGTCCCGCCAGGCCAAGATGTACCGGTGATATTTCCGTTACTTGACCACGCCCCGTTAATCAGTACCTGGCCAGTATTGGATGCTGAAAGAGTATTGTTGAGGCACCACAGCCCATTAAGGTAATTTAAAAAAGTTGTGGATACATTTGCATTAGAAATGCAATTACCCCCAGACCAGGCACCAATTTTGTCGTTAATGTATCCAAACTGGTGGCATCGATATCCGGCGCTTGTCGAATTAGTTAATTTGAGAAAAATAGCGTGCGGCCCCACTGCTATAAAGTGCATCCAGTTAGAAGACATGAACTGAGTGGCGCTCACCCCCGGCTGGGCTGTCGGGGTTGCTCCGGAATCATAGCCGGTGCAACTCACAAGATTAACTATCGCCGTTGTCGAATACCAAATCTCGAAATGCGCGCCGTCGGCATTGTGCAGGTGCAGCCTGTTGTTGCCGCTGTAGAGCCCAAAAAAATCAATGGTCCAACCATACGCCTCGGCCTTGGTTTTGATATTCTGGATGAACAGGTTGGTCGTTGTTGCCGCAAAAAACTCATACGCTGCCATAGCTCACCTCAGGCCATTTTAACGGCGCAATAGTCGCCGATTGCGGAACGGTAGGTGTCGGGCACCACCAGGTAGTTCACTCCGCCCACGGTGATCAGGTTCTCGGCTGTGTTGCCGAACCCACTCACCCGGTAGATGCCGTCCAGGGCGGCATAAATGGAGGTGCGGTTGACATCGGTGATGAAAATTTCCTCCAGCATATAGGTGTCATCCAGGGCTTTGACCAAGGTGGACACAAAATCTGAGCTGACACTCTTGGGCGGGCAGTTGGTCGGGCCGATCTGGTCCCAGTCGCCACCGGGGCGGCAAATCACCCCGTTGGCCCCGTTGTTGGCCCAGAACATGGAGTTGCCGGTGCCGGTGGCAGTATACAAAGCTGTGGAAGAGGTTCCGCTGGCCCCCACAATGAGCGGATAGGGATACTGGGCTTCCGTAGCCGCAGACAGGCCGAAGCCGAGGTAGAGCATCTGAAAAATCGTGCCCACCTTGGCCACCACGATCAGGCGACCGGCATGGCCGAACATCCAGTAGGGGATGGCGGTATTCCACAGGTACAGATACCGGCTGGCGCTGCTCATCGGATGCGCGCCTGGCACCCGGCCGGACCGCCAGCCCCACGAGCCGACGCATTGCCAGTTGTAATAGCCGGCAGTGGTATTTTCGAAGGCTTCGATGCCGGTATAAATTTCATCCAAGCCGCCGAGGCCGGAACCCCGAAGGTAGAGCCGGGTGGCGCTCTGCTCGAGGATGGTCCAGCCGTTGGCAGCCGCGAAGGTGGCGAGAATGGAGAGCAGTTCTTGGTAATGCGAGGCGGTGCCGCTGGTATAGGCCATTTCTTTATACTCCTGTGGGACAGGATTAATCCTGTCCCCAGCTAACGTAGCAGGGTGCGGATCGCCGAGCCGTTGCGGCGGATCGTGTTGATGATGGTGGTCTCGCCGTCGGCGGTGCGCAGATAATCGCCGACCATGTTCTTGTCAAGGACGTTGTATATCCGCAGCTTGGTGTCGCCGGTCTGCACCGTGGTAGCCGGAGCAGCGGCGGGGATGCCGCCACCGGAAAGCCGGGAACCTGAAGGGATGCGCGGCAGGGTATGCCCGGCCAAGGCGCGGGCAAGGTTGCGCGGGAAGAGCTTGCGGCGGACCATCTCCATGAACGGCAGGCCGTACCAGTCGACCGCGTCCACCGGATGGACAAACTCGCGGGCCGTCAGCCAGGCCGGGATGTTGTCGGCGGTTGGTGATGGACTCCATCCCAGGACCGAACCGCCTCCGGCCAGCGCCTGCGCTTGACCGCCCAGGGCAAAGGCCTGGATTGCCTGACCTCCGGCGGACATGCCCAACCCAACCGACTGCATGGCGTTGAGGATCATCTGCTTGAGGATGACCTGGGAGATCCAGTTGATGGTGGAGCGCGCCCAGTCAATCACCGCTTCCTTGGCCGCATCCGCACCTTCGGTGGCCGCAGTGAACACGTTGGCCAGGCCTGCGGCCAGGCGGTCGGGCACCTGCTCGCCGATCTCGATCATGATCTCGGCATCGGTGCGCATCTGTTCCATAGCCCGCTGGAACCCAAGCTGCAGCCCGGCTCCCAGATCACTGCCGGCGGCGATCATCCGCTCGTTGTACTCCTTGGTCTCCATTAGCCCCAACTGGTAGGCAGCGGTGACAGCGGCCTTGTACTCCTCGATTCCGGCCGCGCTCTGCCGCCAGGAATCTTCAATGACCTCCAGGCGTTCCCTGGCAATATCCCGTTGCCCCTCCAGTTCCTGGCGGGAGACCTCGAGGCGCATATTGGCCAGGTCGCTTTCCGCGCGGATGATATCGGCCTGGTTGGCTTCGGGATCCGCCTTTATCGCGGCCAATTCCTGTTTTTTCAGCGCCACCCGTTCAGCCATGATCCGCCGGTCAATGGCCAGCTCAGCCTCGGCTCTCGCCAGGGCTGTCGGTAGCTTCGAGGCCTCGAGCTTCTCCAGCTCCAGAGCCAGGATCTTCTCCTGGGATGCAGCCCGCATCTTTTCGGCGGCAATCTTTTTTTGTTCCTCGTATTGTTGCTTAGCCTCGGTGGCCGCCTTCTTAGCTTCAGCGGCTACGGATCGTTTGGCGGCACCCTCTGCCTTAGCGGCGTTTGCCGATGCCGGCGGCGCTTGCACTTTAGCTTGCGCCATGACGTCGACGCCTGCCGCCTTACGGGCTTTTTCCTTTTCCTCCCAGGCAACCCTTTCAAGCTTTGCGGCAGTTCGTTTGTCCGCCGCCGCCTTGACCGTGGCATCCCGTTCTTTCAGGATCGAATCAATCGAGGCGTTGCGGGCACCGTCGATGACTTCCAGCTCACGCTTTAACTCGGCCGCCGCATCGCCGACGCTATAGGCATCGCTGAACGCCGCTGCCAAGCTCACCCTGGCCGCCTGGGCATAGGCAATTGCTTTGTCGAAACCTGCCGCGACCTCAACCGTCATCAACCCGATGAAAGCCCGGACGTTCTCCGGGAACCGGCGGAAGACATTGATCAGTTCCTCAACCACCGCCTTGCCGTCACTATCGAGGCCGTTGGTGAAATCGGTGAACTCCTGGCCAACAATGGCGATCGCTGCCTTGATGTCCTCGCCCCACCTGGCAAACTGGCCCGCGATCGCTCGCAAATAGCCCTCCAGCTCGCCCGACTTGATCATGGCATTAAGTTCTTCCAGAGCGCCGATGCCGATCCGGACACCGTCGGCGATCAAATCGCCGATCCCAGCCTGGGAGATGCTGAGAAAAACTTTGTTCCACTCGTCCTGGAGATTGGAGAGCGCGCCATCTAGGGTCTTCATCCGGTTGGCCATGGCATCGCCGAAGTTGGTCTCGCCGAGCTTGATCAGGTACTGCTCGATCTCGGCGGCGTTCTTACCCACCGTGGTGGTGACGCCCCGAAAGGTGAAGCTGACCTTGTCGCCCTCTGACTTAGACTTGATGCCGAACTCTTTGAGCCGCTCGAACTCGCCGGTGGCGGCATCGGCCACCGCTTCGATCATCTGGTTGAGATCCTTACCCAAGGCAGACGAGGTGTTGCCGTAGCTGGTCAGGGCGCGTTCAGATGGATCAAGCCCGAAGTTGACCAGCTTGACAAACCCATCGGTGACCTGGGCCAGGTCATAAGGCGTTTTGGTGGCAAAATCCTGGATGGCGTCAAAGGATTGTTCCGCTCTATCGGCGCTGCCGGTAGCCGTAAGCAGCCCGGCGCTGAGTTTGTCGAACTCCCTGGAAACGGACACCAGCTTTTGCATCCCGGCCGCTGCCGAAACAGTGGCCAACAGCGGAGCCAGCAGACCTGAAACCGAGGTGGTCAAGCCCTTAACGCTCGTCTCAGCCTGGCGGATACCAGTGACAAAGGACTTGATCGTTCCAACAGCACCGTTGATCCCAGCCTTCAAGCCACGGTCCACCGCTGCCAGGATGATTTCAATCTTCGATTGGGGTGCCATTTAATCGCCCGTTAAACTCGAGAGCGCGGTCAGGAAGAAACCGTAGCCGTAGTCCCAGACGCGGGGTCCGTGGCCGCTGGTAATGAGGCCGCAAATTGCCCGATCGAAGTCGTGATCGCCTCGCGCACCGCCCCGATCAAGGCCGTGTCCAGCCCGATCCGGCGGATCACCCCCAAAAAAGCGGCGTTCACCTCCTCAAATCCCTGCCACAATTCCTCGATCTCCGAGGGAAACATTGGCTGCTCTGGGTTCAACAGGACCTCCAGGGTCAGTTCCGGGCAGGCAAGATGGAGCAAATCCATGGAGCGGTCGAGCATGCTGGCCTTTGCGGTGGATTGGTCATTATTGATCAGCGCCCAGATCACCACCACCGGCAACTCTTTGAGGGTGAATGACTGCTTACCGATTTGAATTGTTTTCACTTTTTGCATTTATTCTCCTTTGGGTTGGATGATGATTGCCTAATTATCAGGTCATCTCAAACGGCCAGGACTTGCCGTTGGGGGTGATCATGGTGCCGGCAAACGAGAGCTCAGGGAAACCGCCCTGGGCGAGCAGATCAAAATCACCCTCGGCCCGGATCTGCGCTTGCCAGACCCGAAGCTTGACATCGCCGCCGCCGATGTAGTTCTTGCCGTCCAGGTACAGCCCGACATTGATAATCGGCGAGGTGGCGCCGGTAATCTTGAAGCCGGTGGACGCCGCCTTGTTGCCGCTGATATGGAGTTCGTCGCCATCGATGGTGGCGCTGATCACCTTGAGCAAACCAAGCCGGGTGTTGACCTCAAAATCGGTGCCCTCCACATAGGTGGTGGTATCGGTCTCATCCTTGACCACGCAGGTGGCCAGATCGAGGTGCCCGATATCCACCCACTTATCGAGAATACCGGTGATGGTCGCGGTGTAGGCTCCGGATGCCGCCGTGATATCCACCGCCGAGCCCATGAAGAACGCGGCCACGATCCGGGGGTTGTACCGGTTCATGGTGAACGAGATGGTCGAACTGGTGATCCGGGTATAGGAGTCGCCGGTCTGGCCGAGGGTGTCCCGACCGTTGAGCTTGTTCTCCAGGGTCTCGGTCTCGACCTTGGGAACGAGCTTGTTGGCATTACCGGCCAGGTCAAAACCGGTCGAAGCCCCGGCTGCGGTGAGAAAATCAAAATACAGATCCCCGCCGAGAATCATGCCTTGTTGTGCGTTTTGCATATTGTCTAACCTCCGGGCGATGTGCCTTGATCAACTAATTGAAAATGCCTCAGGAACCACCCGGACAGAAACCTGCATCAGATAGACAAGAGGCTTGGATTGCTCATATGCGCTCAATCCAGGATGGTCGTGTACGATGAGCGGCAACGAACCTTTTCCGGGTAACTTCGCATCATGCAGAGCCTTGAATGCACGATCCACCAAATCGTAGAGTAATGTTTCGTCGCTGTTGCCATCCTGATCCACCACTGGATTGGTCTCGATTTGCACCGCCACCCGTAGGTCAATCATGGCCTGGGGGGTGTTCTCGATATTTTTTTGAGGGCAGCCGTTGGCCCATACCCGAGCGAGAGGGTAGGTCGGTTTGTCGCTGCCGATACCGCACACGGTTGAAAACGCGCCGGTTGTACGGAGCAGGTCCTGGATGGCCTTGACGATATCGGCACGCATCATGGTTTTGCCTCCAGTCTCAGCACAGCGCCTCCTTGGCCATCGGGATCAATGGCCAGGAGGGTATAGTCGGTCCCGAGGATGGTCAGGGTGTCGCCATGATTGCCGGCGGCCAAACCTTCGACATCTGCCATGGCGGCAATGGCGAACGGGCCGGAGTGATCGACGGATTCCCCGTTAAACTCGGTTGACGCATCAAGATAGGGATCAATCGTAATGGTTTCCGGCCCTCCATTGATAAGCGCCTCCATCCCGAAATCATCCAGGGCAAAGCCCAGGGTCTCGTTGGCATCGATCATGGCTTATAGGTATTCCAGGGCCACGACAAACTTACCGGCGGTCAGGGCTGCCGTGGCGATAGTGGCCACTACCTTCCTGCCGTTTTCCGTGGTCCGCACCGCATTGGCCGCAGTCCCGTCCGGCTTCACATCCAGCAGGGCATTGGTGACCATACCGGCCATGGCGGTCGCTGCCATTACATCGGTCGCACTTTCCACTTTCAGGGAAATCGAGGCTGATGCACCTCCAGCGCAGGCCGCCTTGACATGCACCATGCCGCCGGTGATAACCGCCCCTTCGGGAAAGCTGTCGCCGCGTAGGGTGATGTCGCCGATCAAGCCACCATCGACGGAGAAATCATATTCAAAGTACGCTACCCGCTTGACGGGTTCGAGTCCTCTACGTTCCATAATTGTTCTCCCTAATGGGCGCGGGACTGGCCCGCGCCATTTTCCTGTTTTGCCAACCGTTGGTTGACGGCAAAACGCATTTTTAATGGATGCACTTGTGTGCGGATCAGCCCCCGGCGTTCTTGACCATTGCCTTCCAGTCCACTGCCTTGCCGCAAACATCGATGCGCACCTTGTATTCCACGCCGTCCGTGGTCCAGCCGGTTTTGGCCTCCAGCCAGGGCGTGCGGTTGCCATTGAGGAAAAAGAGGCGCACAGTTTTGCGTTTGGGGCCGGCAAAGTAGTAGGCCGTCGGGCTCGCTTCATCGAGCCGGGCGTCATAGGCCCGCTGGAACCGGGTGCCACCGTAGATGTTGGTGCGAGTGCTGCCCTTGTTGTCCGAGGAGAACTGGTTCGAGGCAAAGAAGATCTCGGATGAACCCTCGATAGACTTGGGAGCGATGAAATACTGCAAGGGAATGTTTAATGCCTGCTTACTCTTGAGCCCCTTTTGCAACCCGGCCAATTTGATGGCCTCAGCAATAGTGACCTCACCGAGTACGCCTGCGGTCCCGATGTTTTTGTGGTTGGCATGAAACAAAGTTACCCCATCCCGCATGGCCGCGTTGGCGATGAGCACGCCGTAAGCGCAGTCGCCGATCTTGCGGCTGGCTGCCTCGCCCATGCTCATGTACATGTCGGCCATTGCCATGAGATCATCGTTGATGACCGTGGTGCGGGTGATTGCCGCCAGCTTGCCAAAGGTGGCAATCTGGTACACTTCCTTGGTATCGCTCCGGTCGCCGTGTTTGTAGCCGGTGTCGTTCTTGATCTCGTCCAGGTCGTCAAATTCCGACACCATGGCCAGGGTATTCTGCTTGAAATCCGGCACTGAGCCGGTCCCATCCGCCCAGATTTCCCAGGTCTCCTCAGCCGAGGCATAACCTTCGAACAGGGCTTTGTTGGCCACGTTGCTCATGAGTACCGGCAGGTCGCTCACGGTCATGGCACGGCCGACCATTTCCATCGAATTCCCGCCCACTGACTGTCCGGCTTTACGCAGGCATTCACGAGCGATCTCCCGTAGGGAATAGCCGATGAAGTCCCGGCCCACGTCCTGAGCCCGGTCCACCTTCCAGCCGCAGCCCCCCCGGGAGCAAGCCAGCACTCGCTC